GACACATATGCACACTCACATTACTAGATACGCATAACATATAACATACAGATCATACATGAAGTGATTCTACTTAGGCGACAATGTCGCGCGGGTGTGAATCGAAACACCCTGTGTGGCGCTTGAGGGTAATACCCTCAGACGCCTTCCAGTACCGTTCAAAGAGCTGGTCCCAAGTGGGTAAACACTTGTATTCCAATTCTCGGAGGATACCATTCTTATGGGCAAGTTTAACTAACCAAGCGCGTTCACGCTCAAAAGTTTCTTTCCCATACCAGAACCACTCATTAGCTGCCGACACCATGACTGATGCCATATGGAATTCAGGACTCTCCTCACCAGAAGGCAAGCAGTAAGTCAACATCTTATGAATGGAAGCTTCTTCAAGTGGGCAAACCACTGCACCAATGTCTTCATCCCAACGCCACTTACGCTTGAGATAACTGACTTCGGTGATATCAATAAATGGTCTACTAGCACTGGTCTTATCGGCCATGGTGTACTCCACACCAATGGATTTAAGAACACCCTGAATATCAGTGTGATTAAACCAATCCGCTTCACGTGAAACACCCATGGTATTATCATCACCATAAGTTAGCAATGCAACGTTCGACTTAAATGATAAAGCTCTATCAAATACACTCAAATGTTGTTCTGGGTGTAATGAGACATAGCAGTATCGCATGTAAAGTGCATTGACTAGACAGTTGACAATAACAGTAAGCGGGTGACCTGATGGATTAGAACCAAAGAATTGAACTAAATCACCACCGAAGTTGCAGTAAGCATAAGCTGTATCTTCGGCAATACACCAAATTGGTAAAATTTCATCATCAGACCATCCAGCAGCTTTATGAATTTGAACTAAAATCCAAAAGGCCTCAAGAATGAGACTAGCTTCCATTTTCTTATCAAATTTACCATAATCACCTGCAACCATACGATCCCTACCAAATTGAGTTAGATATTCAAAATACTGTTCCCATTCAGCAGACTGGGCTGCACATCCTGGTGATGCTTCAAAGAGGAATGGGTTTTCCTGAATAAGCTTCACTGTTGTTAGGAGATATTTGCGATTGACAAAGCACCAGTCAGCACAACCACCCATGAAAACTCGAAGTTTTCCTGCATCAACCTTGGCTTTTGAACGGACTTCGTCCTTCAATTGCCCAGAAAAGATTGGGGCTGCACAGATACCCTGCTCATAACCACTGATAATTTTAGCAATTCTATCCTTGATTTCAGGTTTAAACTCTTGGTTGCCAATTTCACCAGAAAGGTATTCTTTCTTTTGCTTGCGATAAGGTTCCCCCATGGAAGATTTAAAATTCATTTTATCAATGAACTTGACCCCGGGGATACCATTAATAGTAGCTTTATCAGAAAGGACTTGAACAGTTTTTAACTGATCCTTAGAAAGACCACTCAAAATATCGGTAACGTAGGCTTTGGCACACTGACGCAATTTAGCTGTATCAACAGCACCATGTGATTGCTGAACGATGTCCAAAATAGCGTGACGCCAAGGGCGCCAATCATTCATTTTAGGTACAGCAGCATCAACTTCCCAATTACGCTCCTTAATGATAATATCTGAAAGAAGTGTTTTCCGCACCTTCGATCGTGGTGTAGCTTGAAATTCATCGTAAGAACCATAAACTTTCAAACTACCACCTTCTACCCAACGTAGAGGTGACCACTGACGAAGACCGGTCAATCGCTTATCCTTGCTAGGTGCTGAGATTTCAGGCACGCGACATTGAAGAATCGGCCGATCAAAATACTCAATAGCTCGATCAACCATTGATGTGTCAAGTGCTGTTGACCATACTTGACCTGATGTATTACCCATCATGTGCAATCCAATAATTGCTGTACAAGGTTCACCATGGACTACCAGAGGCATACCACAATCACCAACAACGGTTTCTTCACGTGCCCAACCAGTCCAACCATTGATAAGATTATCATAGATTGGAGTTTTGGCAGGTGTGAAAGAAATAGCATCCACTATTTTGAGACTCTTACCAACGGTCTTACTGAAACCAACAAGTGCCCCCTTACTCTTAATACGAAGTGTGGGTTTAGCAATGAGGTTTCGAAGATCCCGTTTAGTTTCCCAGCAAAGTACTTGGAACCAAACCTGATCACGTTCTTCATCCCAAAATAATTCTGATTGACGAATCTTGAATTGGGCATTAGAACTAGTGCCCTCAACATATGGCACAGTAGAAAGGTTAACGGTCAATTCTTCATCTTTGAACATGGAGTGCGCATTGGTGACCCAAAGGTGACCACCGACGCAAAAAGCGTTCCCTTCACGAACCCGTTCACCATTTGTGACCTTAAAACGGGCCACATTCCGACGAACGAGATTCATAACTTGATCAAAAGGCAAAGATTTGTACTGAATGTTAAGAGGAGTCATATCAAAAGTTGAAATCTCATAATCATCACGCTTCCAGACATTTTCCTTCTCAGTAGTGGGAAAGAAATCATCAGAGACGGATTGCCGAGAACCTTGCATGCATGAGCTATCATGCTTGCATTCATTTAAACACTTTTGAATACTAGTAGACTTGCAGTAAGGTTTGCCACCAACTAAGATGTGGTCCTCATCAAGATCCTTTAATTCTGTCTTTTGGAGTTTCTTCACAACAAAGAAAGTACTAGCTAATGCTGTAACAGTAGCAATACCAGCCAATGCGTACTTCCAGCGAGGTGTGAGATACGCTTTGCGAGCA